CAGTATCATCAGCAGTTGGCTGTACCTTTATAGAGTTCTTTTCAATATACAAAGCAGAGCCAACACCACTCCCAGACTCTACCTGTCTTAGAGTATCATCAACTCCAGAATTAGAGTTCTCTATTTTTAATAAATCTTTATAAGTTGCAGATGGAGTTTTTGCTGTTAATCCAGCCATTATTTCTTCTTCCTCTTCTTAGTATAATAAGTCTTCATTTGTTTCTTGCTATAAGTCTTACCAGATGGAGTCTTATATTTACCTTTCTTAGTCTTCTTAAATGGCATTTATTAACTCAAAATGTGGAAAGTCATCAAACTTATTATCATCAACAAACCAATTTATGTTCCAATCTCCACCCCAGCGTAAATCAATTCCCATTTGTTTAGCAGTGCCTAATACGAACCCTGCAAATAAATGAAATCTCTCACGGTCATCCCAATCAATCGGATAAGGAACGACATCAGCAGCCCTGCTAAGAAACTCATTATGCCTACCATGAGGATATTTAACTTTTGTCTTCCCTTCTTCGTATAACGAATCTTGTCTATCTTTATCCCTATGACCTTCCAGTACAGAGCAATCCACCGTTTTGATAACTTCATTAAAAACTCTTCTCAATTTCTCATTGCAAGTAGCAAGCTGTTCTTTTGACTTTTTACCGAATTGTGGCATTAATTGTCACTTCTTAATCCACGAATGAACTCAGCAAGTCCATGTGCTACCACATTATCGAGCAAGTCTACAAAATAAGGCTCGACCGTTTTATTCCAAAAATTCTTAGTATACTTCCATTTACCCATGCCAAGTGTGCAAGTAACTCCCATACCATACATCATCATACCAACTTGTGCCTTTATCCTCTTGTTCGGGACTTTCTTGAGAACCCATGCCACTACGACTGCACCAATGCCTCCTGCCGCATATTGGATTGTTGACACTCCTAATTTTGCTACAAGCCATCCCATTATAATACCCCCATTTTAAATATTCCAAGTAAAAATCCAAACATAGCCATACCCCCTATCATCCAATTACGCCAACCTTCAAGTTTGGCTGTCCTGTCATTTAACTGACCCAAATGACTTTCCATCCTTTCGGTAATTGTTTCAATACGCATGACTCTTTCTTTTAACTCTTCCCTATATTCATTAACTTGCTTATTGTTCATCAATCACCTTTATATCCGTTAAGTATTCTGCCTTCAAGCCGTAATACAGTTCTTTCGAGCATCTCCACTCTAGTTCCAAATCTTTCCATAGTTCTTGCTCTCGAAGCATTTGCTCCTTCGTGTCTCTTCGCATTTGCTTTATCATGTTCATTAAATCTATCTATCAACTTTATAACTATGCCTTGAATATTAGAATTTTCCAATTCCATTTTAGATAGTTCTTGCCGTATAACATCTAAATCCTCATCCTGTGACTTCAAAGACTTGATAATGTTCATTACCACATAAGAGAAGAGTACAACTACTACTCCTATTGTGCCATATTCTGCGAATATTTCTATCATTCATTAATCAGCTTCTGGTCTTGTCCATGTATTTTTTGCTAACTCAGTTAGAATTTCCGAATGATTATAAGTTGTCATTCCGTCAAATACTTCAGGAGTATCTCCATCCCATTTTAAAATTGCTTTAGTGCCATCCAATGTTTTCCTCAGAGTAGATACTGATGTCTGTATAGCATTAGCACATAAGTTTTCCAACTGCTCAGTAGTATAAGATGCCAAAGTAATTATTACCCACTTTCTGTTTTCGTAACTCATGGTGTATCCTTTACAATATCATCTGAAGCCATGTTTGTCATTAGACCGGGATTGCCATCATATTCAGTTATTTTAATATAATCCCAATCTGCAACTCCAGCATTCTCACCTATTAATTGTGGAGTAAAAGACGCTTCACCAAGCACTCCATCTGTATAAAAATCAAAAGTAGTTACTGCTCCAACTGTTGTTCCTGTGTTCGTGAAAAAATTTGTATTACCACCATCTACCCATCTAAGTTTTGGTGTTTGTGTTCCACTTATTATAGTACATTTTGCTTCTATCCTGACAGCACCAGTAGTATCAGAAAAGCCACTACTGGATGGAGCAAATTTTGAATCTGCAGCACCTGAAGATGTTTGCCTTAATGAACCACTACTGTAGGCAACAGAACAAGCCGTTGTTGCACTATCCCATGTTGAAATATTATCTGTAAAATCTGGATTCGTAAACATTTGGGCAGTTCCTGTATTCGACTGGTCGCCAATCAATCCATTCCTATCATCCAACCTTCCATCGCCCATTCTCCACCAACCTTGCAGATTCGCTGAATTTCCATCATCGTTTAGATTTGCCGTTCCTCTTGCCGAATATAGAGCAGAAATATCTCCTGCACTCAAGGCGGTGTTCCATATTGAGACTTCGTCAATGTTGCCTGTAAATTCGTAACCACTCGACTTAGCAGTTGAGCCTATAAGTAGAAATTTTCCGTCAAGGTCAAGCGGATTAGAGTCGCTGGTTGTATCTTCAAGACCCCCGTCCAAATATATCTTCTTTTCATTTGCACTACCATCCCAAGTAGCGACTGCATGATGCCACGAACTTGTGTCTGTAAAGTTTATAAATGATGACCCAGCCCCATGTGTCTTAAGGTTTAAACTCCCAGCACCTTCATGACCTATTTTTATTGCTAACTCCTCATCTTCAAAACAGACTATACCCCCGTCTACATCAGCAATATCTGTTTTGAACCAAGCAGAAACTGTCAATCCCCCATCATAACTATCACCTAATGCAGTACCGATTCCTGTTCCACAGTCCACATAATCATCCGAGCCATCGAAATCAAGTGAATAGTTGTTTTCTAACGCACCTTTCCCAAGAACTGAAACTATGCGAGATGGAAACATTAGTCTTTAATTACGCCAATTCTAAGATGTAAATCGTCAGCCGCCGTTTTTGTTACTGCTCCACCACTTCGGTTAATCGCCCCCACATAAATTGACTTTGTTGATGCCGCCGCCTTCAATGTAAGACCAATATTCGTTTTCTGCGAAATCTGCCAAGCAATGCCATCAAAGTAACTGGACAATGAAACAACTCCCAAGATACTCGCCGCAACGCTATCAGCCGCATCTATTGCCCCATTAACTGTCCCTAAATTAGTGGCAACTTGAGTGAATACTAAATCAATCGCCGCCCCATCATCATCATCATCAATAAGTTGAACAGAATGGAGTAGGGCAGTCCCTGCGTTAACTGCTACACAATTTGCTATTTCTACGGGGTTTGAGATAACCCCATTATCAGCAGTTGCATCAGTATCTGTTACTAAATCTATATCAATAATATCAACATCCATTTTACCCAAGCGTTCATTGGTTGAATATTTAAATATGTTTGTTTCTGCCATTATTTATCCTTTGATTTTTTCTTTGCTTTTGGTTTGGGTTTTGGAGGTACATAAAGGCTTAAATCGTCCATCCCGTTCACCCTTGTATACGATTCAGAGTAAACCTTTTCAAGTTTTGCATTTGCTTTAAATGAAGATTCGGCTCTTCTATGAACCACCCTTTTCCTGTTCATATAATATCTAAATTTATCCTTTGCCATGATGTCTCCTCGTTTTAGGGGGGGGCGGATTGCCCCCCCCTATTTTGATTATTTAATCAACTACTGTTTATGCAGCCTCATAATCAATAAGTGCAAAACACCTACGATTACCGGCAGCATTTGTATTTCTAAATGCACCGCCATAGGCAGATTCACAGGTAACAAGTGTAGATAAATATGAGTGCCTATATGAGGCAGTCATTTTAGCCTGTTTTGAGAATGCAAAATACAATGCACTCTCATGTATAGCATAACCATATACTATATCATCCTCTTGAGCAGCACTGGAATCAAACCCTTCAACTGCTAGAATACCTTTACCTTCAACTGCAGCAACATCAGCACCAGAACTGGCAGAACCCATGTAAGGTGATTGTGCAACCCAAACAGGCATACCAAGTAATGTTCCTGCGTTCCCGGTTTTACCAAAATTCGCACCGAGTGGGGCTTGTGTTCCTTGAGAATATGAGGTTAAGGCGTTTAGACTTGAGTACATATCCGGGGATAATACTAAATGCCATCCATCAGTTCCACCTGTTTCTCCAAGTATTAGAGCCATGAGTGAGGTGAGGTTAGCCTGAGATAATGCAGAGCCTGTTGTAACAACGTGCATTTGAGCAGTAGAATCTCCACCAACAGCACCTGTACCACTACGGAACAAACCGTTAAAGTTGTTCGCTACCTGATAATGCATGAAGTTATCAAAACCTCTTGCATTAGCATAAGCTAACTGTTTTGCATATATACTCAGTAAGTCATAACTTGACTGAACTTTCGTTATGTCTGGAACATATACAGAAGAAACATTGTACTGGTCTAATGTTAAATCAGTTTGTGTTTCAGTTCCACTTCCTGTGATGTCTGCTGCTATTTCTTCACCATGTGTAACCGCCTGTAAGGCTGGTACACCGATATGGGGTAAGTGAATTACATCGCCATATTGTGCTACATCTGTGGATAAATTTACCCCTAAATTATCCATCATTACTGTTTGTTGAAATACATCTAATATAGCTTGTCCCCAAACTTCAGGAACAAACTGGTCAGCTATAGGATAGCTATTTTTACCCGTACCACCTGAGTGGACATTGACATTTGTAGGGTCGCCACTAAAAGCCATTTTTAACTCCTTTTAATTATAGGTAGTAAGGTAAATTCAGCCAACCAGCCGTTTTAATCTTACCGACCTTTTATCTATTGTAAGAAGCTAGAATCTCTTTCCAATTTTTCTTTTTATCTGCTTCGTTCATGCTAGTCCAATCCACTCCTTTAAACTGGCTACTAACTGTACCAGCATTATCAGGGGGATTACTTTTAACGGATGTAATCTCATCAACGACATTAAGTAAATCAGAAGTTTTTAGCTCCTTAAATTTTAATTGTTTATCTTCTGACAGTTTACTCATAGCTTCGGCACGAATCGTTTTATCTTGTTCCTCAAACATTTTTTTATATTGTTTAAGGTCTTTGATTTCAGACTTTAGTTGAGTATTAACCTCAACTACCTTACCTTGCTCTTCGAGTTCTGTCCTTTGTTTTTCCTCAATCGCACTCTTCATTTCAGCTATCTGACCTTCAAGGTCTTTCTTTTGTGAAATAACTTCATTTAAGCGTGAACGGGGAATTGTATCCATTACATTGGTGTCGGGTTGAGTCCCTTGCTCCTGTTTTACGCCTTGAGCTGCGGCTGTATCTGTACTTTCTGACATTTTAAACCTCTTCAGTGAGTTATTGTTTGTAAATTAAACACTTAGCAATATAAATTACTAAGTCCCTATTATGCAAAAAGAAATATACGAATACAAAAGAAAATGGTTTAATTTTCTGGGATACAGTCCGCATGATGGGCAATTGAAGCTACATTATCCTGAAAAAGATGCGAGATTCTTTGTTTTTGTGTGTGGAAGACGATTTGGGAAGACTTGGGCTGCTGCTATGGAGGCTACTTTCGTTGCATCACAGCCAAATAAGAAAATTTGGGTAGTTGGCACTTCATATAAGAAGGCAAGGCTGATATTTCGTGAAATATGGAAGAATATGGTTATTGGAAAGGAGGATGATGTTGAGAAGTGTTCAGAAAAGGATATGTACATTCGTTTCAAATGGGACACTACTGTTGAAGGTATGTCTGCTGATAATCCTTCTTCTTTAGTGGGTGAAGGGTTAGATTTTTTAATAATAGACGAGGCAAGCAAGGTATCTCCAAAAATATGGGATATGTATCTATCTCCAACAGTTGTAGGAAGAAAAGGTAAAGTTGTCTTCATAACCACTCCGCAAGGATATGATTGGGTATACGATTTATATGCACTTGGTAAAAAAGATAAAGATTGGTATTCAGCACAATTACCGTCTTGGATAAATCAACATGAATTTCCAGAAGGGAAATATGACCAAGCAGTCCTTGAAAGAAAAAGGAATATGTCAAATGAACTTTTTGACCAAGAATTTGGAGCACAGTTTACATCTCTTGAGGGGCGTGTTTATCCTTTTAGGGATGAAGATATTGGAGATTTCCCTTTTGACCCAAAACTTCCAACATATTGTACTATTGACTTCGGTTATCGTATGCCAGCCGTTTTATGGCTTCAAACCTATACTGAAGGTGGTATTGAGCATATAAAAATATTTGATGAGATAATACATGAAAAAGATATATCAACTGATAAACTTATTAAAAAGATACTTAGCAAGGATTATAGAGTAGATGCCTATTATGGTGACCCGGCTGGTGGTTTTGTCCAAGGACAGACTGGATTGGGAGATATTGAGATATTCAGGAGAAATGGAATACGAGTTCACTATAAGCGTGACAAAATGAGTAGAAATATAAGTTCAAGTGTAAGTTATGTCAGGGGATTCTTTGAAAGTGCGGATGGCGTTAGAAGAGTTCATGTTGACAAGAATTGCACTGGAATTATAGAGGATTTCCAGAATTATAGATTCCCAGAATCATTAAGTGGTAAACAATTAAAGAATGACCCGGTTAAAGATGGGTATAATGAACACGGTAATGATGCCTTTCGGTATTTCATTACAAATAGGTTTCCTATGAAAAATCAAAAATTACAGAGGATTAAAAGATGAGTATAATACAAGACCTTTTAACGGAAAATAAACTGCTTTCAGCACAAGGAAGGCGAAAGGAAATTAGAAAGTATCTGGACTATTATTCAGGAACTTCAACCACGCAATACATTTCCAATTATTTTGACGGAGAGGCATTTAATGAAATTCCTCCCTATGAGGCAAATTTTACCCGTAAGTTTATTAATAAAATTTCAAGAATCTATACATTAGGTGCTAATAGGAGTTTAGGCTCTGTTTCTTTAAATAAAACCTACGAAAAGATGACTGAACTGAAGAATGTCAGGATGAAACACTCAGAAAGGATGACTCGACTACTGGGAACTATAGCTAATCGTGTATTTTGGGACGAAGGAAGGCAAATACTTGATTATAGACCTATTTATTACTTTGAATGTTACTTTGATGAAGACCCATTTAAACCAACTGCAATAATATATCCACTTATGAATAAAGTCTATGATCTTTCTGATAGAACGAAACTGCAATATGCCTATTGGGATAGCAGTATATATGCCATTACAGATAATGATGGCAATATTCTCAGGGAACAAACCAATCCCTACGGGATTCTTCCCTTTGCCTTTACGCACAGGGAAGACCAATTGGATGAATTTCTCGTTGAAGGGGCTGGAGACATCATAAATTGCAATGAACAGGTAAATATTGCACTTACAGAGATGCAATTAGGCATGAGATTCAATTTATTCGGTCAACCTTGGGTAAAAGGAGTAGATTCAGACCAAAACCTGATGAGAGCAGGAAGTAATGTGATCTTGGACATGGGAGATGATGGTTCTTTCAATATTGCAAGCCCTCAAGGTAATATAGAAGAAGCAATAAAGAATATCAAGTTCCAAATAGAGTTAGTAGCCACAAATAACCATTTATGGATACAATGGTCAGAAGAAGGTGGTGAAGTTCCAAGCGGAATCTCTCTTATGGTAAAGGATATGGAAAGAAAAGAGGATTATTATGATGATATTGCTCTCTGGCGTATGTATGAGAAGGATTTATATGAAATAGAGAGGGTAATAGCAGAATACAATGGCATTTCTCTCTCCTCAAGCGATAAGTTCAGGGTAGACTTTGAAGAAGTTGAATATCCTAAGACGGTTCAAGACCAAATCTCTAAAGACACCTTTGACTTGGAACACAACCTCACAACTGATGCTAAAATCATGGTAAGAGACAATAAAGACCTTACTGTTGAAGAAGCACAAAAGATAATTGACGAAAACGAATCTGTTAATGGTACTGAGCCTGAAGTTGAAGAAGAACCTGAAGAAACTCCAATAGATACTAGCATTGAAGATATCAATAAAGACTAATTTTAGCTTTGCGAAACTTGCTAATAAAATACCTGATATAATATCTAGTATTACATCCAATGCAGCAAAATCTTCAGCAAAAGAATCCCGTAAGGCTATTAAATCAGGTCTTTCTCCCCCATTAGAGGAGTCTACTATGAATGTAAGAAAGAGTCGAGGCATTTCTGGAAGCACTCCCTTATTTGCAACTGGAACACTTTACAATAGCATAACATCCTCAAAAGAGGGATTAACATTTGGAGCATTTGGTAAAAACGGAAAGGAATATGGCAATCTACAAAGAACAGGCTTTACTCCTAGAAAAATTCCCCTAACAAGAGATGGTAAATTAATAAAATTTATCAATAACAAGAATAGCATCTCAGTTCCCGGTAGGGACTTTGTTAGAATTGGGGAATTTGACACTAAAAACTTAGCTAACAAAATAATAAAGGCATTGAGGAAATAAGGAGTTAATTATGGATAAAGAATTAGAAGCTATTATGCGTTTATTAAAAGTTATTAAAGATATAGCCATACAGAATAATAACTTGATGGGCTTTATTTGTTCACAGCTTGCTCCCCCAGAACCAATGCCAGAACCTCCCCCTGCTACAGAAGAGATGGTACAGGAGATATTTAAGTATCATGCCGAAAACGAAGTGGCTGGGGAATCCTAAACCCCTAGGAAAAAGGTACGGCTGTATAGACTGTGGTCATTTTTGGATTACAGTTAAAAAATCCGGCTATTCTCCTCATTCAGAACAATGTCCACAGTGTAAAAGTTTTATTATTGAAAGGATGGCACATAAATCTAAGGAGAAAAAATCTTAATGTTAGCTTTGTCTAATATATATATATAAAACATATATATAATATATTCTTTATTATACTTGTATTATTCTATTAGACATTTTTGTCTACCCCCCCTAGACATTTTTGTCTCTATATAGCGACAATTTTGTCACTATCTCCTCTATTAGTGCCATAATCTTATTTAAGTTACTTTCTACATAAGTATAACTTACTTCTAAATTATAAGATGTTGATATATTATCCATCTAAAGCCTCTTTCCTGTTTAACTCATTCATCCACTCAGTAAACTCAGTATTATTGTGCCTGCCTACACCTAAATTCTTCATACCCACTTTCTCAGCACGCTTTTTTAACCTGTAAGCCTCTCTTCTCTTTGCTAACTTCTTATCCCTGCCAGTCTTAAAAACCTTTAAAGGCTGCTCTGTAAATGTAGGAGTCTGTGGTCTATCCCTGTCCATAACTTCATAGTCTGCCTCTATAGGATTCGATTTTAAAAATCTCTCAAAAGGACTTTCATGCTTTATAACTATGTTCTTCTGTAACTTACCACTATGCTCTAAAACTAATCTCCCTGCCTGAACATTCCCTAACTGAGCTTCCTTTACCATGGCATCTAATACCGAAGGTAACCTACTGTTATAAGTAACCATATACCTATCGTAAAAAGTCTCTACAAATCCGGGGTCTTTATACCAGTTGGATATTGTTCCCTGTGATACACCTGAATGGTCAGCAACCTCGTGCTGCGGAGCAGTAGGGTTATCTATTAAATACTCCAAAGCAAGTACCTTTTGTGGCTTCCAATGTGCTATTTCCATGCATAAATCTAACACTTTAAGGATTTAATATCCAAAGCTAATTATGGTCATTGTTTTTGCAAGTCATTTTTATATCCACTCTATGCGTAAGGTTGGTATACGCCCCCTCCCAGGAAACGATACGCCCCCACACCTTAACCCACCACTTAACTGCATTCATTGTTGAACTTACACGATCAGACTAGCAAGATCGGGTGAAAAGTGGGTTACAGTACCCTAAAAAAGGGCTTTTTATAGGGTAATGGGGTTACTACATAAAACACCCAATGTGCTACATAAAATCACCAATTAAGAGTAAATAATCCTTGCATCTAAATTAATTACATAAGATGTAAAAAAATTACATAAATGTTTTTCTTGGAGGGTGTTTAATTATTGTTTACTTTCTTTTAGTTATGGAAACAAAAAACACACACACAAACAAAGGAAACAAAATGAAAGACAAAACATACATAGAAGAAGTTAAGCCGTTAGAAGACAAGATAACCCATTTGACGAGTAAAGTAAACCATTTAAAATGGATACTGGATTTAGTTGACTGTGAGACAGGCAATACCTTTTCAACGACAAGGTTAACCCGTTGGAATCATAATTTCGTAACTGTGAGAAATGAAAAAGGATATCTGGAGACTTACTTTTCAATGAATGGTCAAAACTTGCATAACTACAAAAAGGAAACAAAATGAAACATAGAATATCAAACGCAATCCAAGATGATATGAACAAAGGTAAAAATATGCGTTCATATTTCATAGAAAAGGAAAAACTACAGGAAGAAAACGAAATATTGAAGGACAAGGTGAAACATTTGGAAAATATGGTTGAGATACTTGATACAGTAAACAAAGGGGACTATCCTGATTTCGAGTCCTACAATCATAAAACATATAGAAATACGGACGGAAATTTGATCACATATTACACTAAATAATTTGTTTCCTAGTAAGGTGGGAGATAGTTTTTAAATTGTTTCCCACCTTTGAAAAAGAATTGAATTAAACTAAAAAAAGGAAAAATAAAATGAAAAGCTACAAAGAACAAATGAAACAATTTGAAAAGGATAAAAAGGCATTTGAAAACAAATTGGATAAAATAAGAGCGGAAAAGATTGTACGTTCTTCAATGCCTAAAATCGTAAGAGATATTTTAAAAATAAAAAAGGAAACACAATGAAAAATGAAATTACGGTAAAAATAAAAGATGTTTGGGGACAGGAAAGAATTTACCCCATGTGTGAAAAAGGTAAAATCTTTTCAAGTCTTTCAGGGGCTAAATGTCTTTCACGTTTTGCCATTGAAAAAATAAAGAGATTAGGATTTGAAATTAAAGTACAATCGGAAACAATTTAAAAAAAGAGGAAACAAATGAATTTTGAAAATTACTTTGAGAAATTACCAAATAAATTACAGGCGGTTTTAATTGTTTTGGTTTTTCCTGTAGCTTGTCTTTTTGGTGTTTTATGTTTATCAGGTTTTTTGGTTTTAATTGATTTCATTTTAAGAGGTTAAACAATGGATAAAAATAAAACAGTTTACGTATTGGTTAAAAAATACTTTGACAAGGTCAATGGTAACACTTACCATAGTATCCAATTTGAATTTAGGGGTAACACTTACCATAGTGGATCAACTTACGGCTACGGAACACATTACGAACAAACTACGAAAAAAACATTGGATAAAATAAGTTTTAACTGGGAAAATTTTAATTTGAAATATATTGTAATTGAAAATTGCAAAAAAAGTGAATTAAAAAAAATTCATGAAATAAAATGAAATTAGAGCACAAACAAAAACAGATTTTTAAAGCACCTTCTGAATATTGCAAAACATTAAAAGAGGTATCAGTATTTTTAAATATTTCATATTCAGAAGTTTTAGTTTTAAAGAAAAAAGTATTATTAAATTATAATTTTAATTTGTGGAATATTATTTTTAAAAAAGGATATTCAAAGGAATTATTCTTAGAAGAAATGAAAAAGGATATAAAATTTAACAAAAAGTTTAATGATTTTATAAATTGTAAAATAGGAAACTAAAATATAATGGATATTATAAATTGTAAACATTGTAATGAATTGTTATTTTTTAAAAAACATAAGATAAATAATAAAATCTACAATAAATCTGTTTTTATTGTTTACGATAAATTAAAAAATGTTTTCTGTAGTTTATATTGCTTAATGTACTCAAAACAATATGAGGTTATAAAATGAATATTCATATTTCTACAATGAGTGGAAAATTAAAAGGTATAAAAGCCATTAATACTAATACCTTAACTAATAATTTTTGCATAGCAATGGCAAAAAGTAAAATTCCAAATCATATCTGCCCAAATTGTTATTCAAAAGAGATGCTGGAAACTTTTCGTAAAAATTGCACTGAGAAATTCCAATATAATTCAGATTTACTTAGTACTAAATTAATTCCTTTTGAAAATTTACCTTATATTAATGAACAAATTTTTCGTTTTTCGGCACATGGGGAATTAATAAATATGTTACACCTAATTAATCTAATGAATTTAGTAAACAAAAATAAAGGCTGTACTTTTACTTTGTGGACAAAAAAAGACAGTTTAGTGAATTCATATTTGAAAGGAAATAAAAAACCAGAAAATTTAATTTTAGTTTATTCAAATGAAATAATTGATACCATAGCAAAACTACCGAAAAATTTTGATAAAACTTTTAATAATGTATCAAAAGAATCTGAGAGTATAAACTGTTTTCAAAATTGTATTGATTGCCGATTATGTTACTCACACAATAAAACAGAAATAATAATTGAAAAAGTAAAATAGGAGATAAAAATAATATGACCTTAACACCTGCTTATAACCGAGATTATAAAAATAAAAAAGATGTTTTAACTGATTTTAATAATGACAAGGATTTTATTATAAATGATATGTTTTCTCCTTATAATGGAAAGTATTGTAATAAATCGGATATAAAGAATACTTATAAATCAGTTAAGATCCGTTATAATAAACTACAAAAGATTATAATTGTGAGGTTATAAAATGAAAAAGAAAAAAACATACAAAGCTGAAGTAAAAGTTGGTAATGATGAAAAGTGGTATTCAAACGCACTTATATTTGATACCAGAGAAAAGGCAGAAGTTTATGCAAAGGATTTATTTAACAGATGGTTACTAACTACAGATTGGAGGGTTATAAATGCCAGTAAGCAAAAATAATAAAAAGTCTTATAAACACAAGGACTGGAAAAGAAAACAGAATATTAAAAAGGCAAAGGTTAAATTCTGGGAATCTCCAAAAAGGAAGGAGGTTATAAATGGCAATGCAGATAAAGTTTAATGACGATTATAAAGAGGTATCCACTTATAATGGAGTTATAAACGATGATTATAAATTTACTGTTGAAGTATATTGGAACTCTAAGGATAGAAAATATTTTGTGAAAAGTGTAGAATTTACAGATGACATAAGTGTAACTTTCAGTAAGAAAAAAGCAGTAAAAAGAATCAAATCATTAGTAAAGGAATGGTATACATTAGATGAGTAGAAAATTAGAAGTTATAATACAAAGGATCAAAACATTGAACAAAGAAGAATTAAAACAACTTTCAAATGAAGTGGAGGCAGAGATTATATTTAGAGATGACAAAAGATTTGAATTTGATTGTTATAAAAGCGAAGAAGATAATGTTTGAGATTATATTATGGATTCTTATAATCGCAATTCACTTATATTTAATCGTTTCAATTTTTGACTTATAATGAAAATCTGTTATAATTGCGAATATCCTATGGAAGAACAAGAGTTTAATAATCCTTATAAACCAGAAGAACCAGAGATTTGGTTTTATTGTGAGGTATGTGAAAGACACGATAACCCAGATAATCAAGAAGATGAAGTTTTAACCAAGTGGAATGGAGATGTAATATGATTGATACACTTAAAAACATAATAATCGAGATTAGGAACTTAAGAGATTCAGATACGCATCAATGTCCTGCAAATTTGAGAGATGTTTATGGTACAGATGTTAAAGGAGATTGTAGTTGTCAAAAATACGATTTAATTATAGATGATTTACAGAACATTGTTGATAAAATGGAGATATAATATAATGGGTAGCAGAAATCATAATGTGAGTCAAGAGGGAATTTTAGAACTTTACAGTGATATGATAGAAAAGTTTGATATGGAGAAAAGAGATTCTACCCCATTAAAGAAAAGGTTAAAGCAGTTAAAATTAAAATATATGGAGAAAGATAAATTAACTGTAGCCGTAGGTTTCCTCAAGGATGTTATAAGTGATGTTGAAGGCTTTCAAGATAAATACGGAATGTCAACTGACTTATATTATACAATCAAAGAGTTCATAGATGGATGAATCCACAATGCAAGATTGGGTAGATGATTTTATAAGTGGGAATCCTATTTCTGAAAGTTGGGATAGAAAGGGTGGTAAGAAGGCTGATAAGTCAATACGCATATGTCCTTTCTGTGATATTTTGTGGGAGAGATATTGGGCATTAAGAAAAACTGATTGGGTTAACTATGGCAAGGATACCATTCCGAGAATCGGAAAGATTAAAAAGACTTGTCCTAAATGTAAAGCAAAAGGAAAGAAATTATGAGTAGTATTATATGTTGTTTTCAAATGTTATACAAATACTTCTACTATGGGAGTATAGAGTTCTGGGAATGGTTAATGAAATTAATAGGAGAATAAAATGATAATAGTAACAAAGGTTAAAAAGAAGTTCCACGAGAATGGATTACAAATCACAACTACGGCTATAAATATGATTCGTGATGATTTTAATCGGAAGATTGATAGGATGATTCGCAGATGTAATGATGGCAATGTTAAGAGATTAAGCGACAAGACTTATCATATTTCACTTGGGGTTTTAGAAGACTTCATTAAGTGAAAAAAATAAATCCCAGAGATGTGATGATTACCACTAAGTTTAATATGGATGAGATCAGCACTCTATTAGAGACATTGGACTATCTCATAAGAGAGGAGAGTAAACTACCTGAACTTTTGAACAACCACGATTTTAAAAATAAGGTATATTCCCTACGAAAAGGAGTACAGGTATTGTATGGAAAAGCCTATGACTATAAAAAGGAGATGGAATCAGAATGATTAATTATATTCTTAACCCATATTTTCTGGTGAATGTACTTTGGATGATAACTCTAATTATAATAGCACTTATAATAAAATGCAAGACAATGTAAACCATCCTAAACATTATACCAAAGGCAAGATAGAACCCATTGATTTTATAAATGCCAATGATTTGGATTACCTTGAAGGGAATATCGTAAAGTACATTGCCCGTTATAAATACAAAGGTGGGGTTGAAGACTTGGAAAAAGCAGAGTTCTATTTAAGGATGCTATTACAAAGGGAAAAAGTTGCAAATGATTATGAAATATAAAGGAAAAGAAAAATGAAAATTATAACTAAACAAGTAACTGATATTGAATTTGAGGATGTTGACCCCTATGACCATCCAGATTACTGTGATGCCTTTATCTCTGAGGCTACTTATAAAGGAAGAGAGATGACTGAGAAAGAATTAGAGGAATTAAATGAATCTCACGGTGAATTTGTTTATGAAAAATTAATGGAATATTTATATTAGGGTGTTAAATCGTGTAATTATATCGTTTGTATGGCTATAGCGTGTTCCCTTACAGACATATACCCTGACGAGGTTATATCAACTTAATGGACATCAAACCACTTGCGGTACGAAGTGTCCACCCTGTTAAAAAAAGAGTATGGTGTCGATATCTAAGTAAGTGCACAGGCTTTGCCACAGGTATTCTAGAAAGTGGACATACTCTTTAAATTATTTAAAGGAGTTATAAATGAAAGAGAGAAAAGCCAAAAGAAGAAAGAGTGATAGAAGAAAAACAAGCAGAAGAAAAGAGATAGGAGAAAGGAGGAAGAAAAATGATTCTTGAAGTAAAGAAATTTCCTGAAAGCCAAGAAGTAATGGATAATCCTGAATGGTTTCTTATAATGGATGCAGATCCTAATGATAATAAATTAGGACATAGTTCTTATGCGAGGATATTAGATGAAAATTCATATGAGTTTCTTTCTGGAAGACGAAATGATTTAGAGGTAATTCTCAATGAGGTTATTGGTGAAGGCTTTTTAACAGACAATGACCCCGGAGATGAACATGAATCAACTAAACCAGATGATTGTATGATTACCTATCAAGACCCCGGAGATGAAAATGGAGGAAGATAAATGAAAGCAATATTAAGGAATACAGACATACACGCAGTTCATAATGATAAAATAACAAGGGTTATAAACATACCGTCAGAAATATGGAAAGATGCAGGATGGGAAATTGGAGACGATGTTGAACTAAGTGTAGAATGCGGATGTGAACATAATAATGCCCATATATTACATTATAATAACCACGACATTAAAGAAATTCGTATTAAAAAATGTATAAAAGATAAGGAAGAAGATGAATGAAATATGTAATAGCAAGACCAATAGAAGGCATTAGTCTTAATGGAAATGAATACCTACTTAATGATGATGGTTCAGTAATGGAATTTAAAGAGAAAGAGAACTGTTTAGAATTTATTAAGGCTATGATAACAGATGTTGACCCTGAAGATTATATTTGGGAAGAGCCGGGTGAATAGCAAACCAAGTTATTATGGAGTCTTACCATCTCAAGTTCGTTATGATACTGCTTTAACTAATCTTGCTAAGTTGTTATATTGTGAGATATCGGCACTTTCATCTAAGGATGGCATCTGTTTCGCTACCAATGGTTATTTCGCAAAATTATATGAGTCATCTGAAAGAACAATTTCAAGAGGGATTTGTTCCCTTGAAGAGAATGGCTATGTAAAAATTACCAGACATAAAAAGGAAGGTAGCTTTAAAGTAGTCAAAAG